CGTGCCGACCGTCGAGGACGTCGTGTCTGTCGGCGACGAGGTGATGGTCGTCGTCATGGAGATCGATCGCCAGGGCCGGGTCAACCTGTCCCGCAAGGCGGCGATGCAGCGTCACCTGGCGAAGGAGCCCGTGGGCTGATCCTGCGCTTCGCTGAACGCAAGGAGCCGGCCTTCGGGGCCGGCTCCTCGATTCGTTACGCGTCGCCCGCGAAGCGTGCGCCCGACGCGGCAAACGGCGGAGGACGGCGGCCTCCGGGCTTCGAATCGGCCGGAAGGGCCGATTCCGTCGCCGTTCCGTGCGTCCAACGCATGAAACAACGATCGAAGTGGTGCTCAGCCGTTGTTTGCCGCGCCCGGCACATGAGTCACGCCGCCCGTGTGCCCGGCGGGGGGAGTGCCCGTGGCCGCTGGTATACTCCCGCCCGTGCCCTGCAAGCGACCGTGACAGCGGAGCCATGCTCGACATGACACGCAATTCCTTCACCGTCGCGGTCGTCGGCGCTACCGGCGTCGTCGGGCGGACGATGATCCAGGTCCTCCTCGAGCGGGAATTCCCCGTTGGCGAGATGCGTCTGCTCGCCTCCTCGCGTTCGGCCGGCCGAACGGTCTCGATCGAGGGCCAGACCCACGAGATCCAGCTCGCCACGGGCGATGCCTTCGACCGCGTCGACGGCTGCGGTCTGGTATGCGGGTTCGATGGTGTCCGCGGCGGGTCCCCAGTGAGGGAACGCCGGCTGCTTGTACACGCGCCCAATGGAGTCGACACCGACGAACCCGTACTCCAGGCGGTTGCCCTGCACGGAGTTCGTGTACACGTCGGCCTCGACCGCTCTCTCACCATCAAGGATGCCTGAGCTGAACGACAACGAGATGGAGCGCCGGTAGTCACCGGTGGCCACGTTCGGGCCCGGCCCCGTACCAGGGATGTGCGGACGGCCAGGCTTGTGTGTGCCGGTGGACGCGTTGATCCGCACCTCGTTCTGCAGGTGCATGCCGTACTCGCGGACCGTGGACTCCATGGCCTGCCCGACCTGGTGGCCGACCTCTTCAAGGTCGATCAGGGTCCCGGTGAAGGACACCTCCACGGCCAGGTCGGAAGCCATCAGCGTGCAGTCAGGTAGTGCACGAGGTCGGGGTTGTCGCGCAGCACCAGCAGGGTGGGTGACTCGATGGCCCGGATGACAGCCTCTTCGCGGTCGTTCTTGGTCTCACCAAGGTCGATCCAGTTGGGTGAGCCCATGACGGTCTCGAACAGTGCGTGTTGGATCTCATGCCACAGGGTCAGGCGGGCCACATCAGGGGTGGAGTCAGGGTTGATGAGGATCGTGGCCGTGGTATGGCGGGTGTGGCCGTAGAAGCCCTTGCTCTGATTCTCGTGCTCGTAGCGCATCCAGGCGTCGGGGTCGATGGTCACCGTGTAGGTCACGGAGCCGATCCGGACCGTGGCTGGAATATTTCCTGGCATAATTTCGGGCGCTTTTTCAGCCATCATCGTCATCAGACCTGCCCGGTTTCGGGGTAGGCCGCGACGGTCAGGTCCCGGATCGCACCCGCCGAGGAGTCAGGGATGGCCTTGACGACGAACTGGCGGGCCACAGTGAGTCTTGGGTCACGGCAGGTCAGGACAGTCCAGACGTCACCGATCAGGACGTTGGTGACCGCCACAGGCAGCAGGAGACGCCAGTTGGTGTCGGAGCGCACCGTGCCGGGGTAGGGCTGCCCGGACGCGCCGCCGGACTGCGGGACAAGCAGTGCGACCGTGCCGGCGTAGGTGACCGGCGCGGCCACCAGGACTGTTACTTTGAGGGTGTCCGGGTCCACCGTGGTCGTGTCCTTGCCCCTTTGGCCCTTGACCGTGGTCCCGGATGTGGTCATGGCCTGCTCGGCCAGGGACTGTGCCCGGGCGAAGACCGACGTCAGGTCGAGGTTCACTCGCTTAGCTCCCCAGTCTCAACGGCCTGGGCCATCTCGATGAGGACCTCGAGCGCGGCCTCGATCGGGTTGCGGTTGAACCCGCGAGTCAGTGCAGCCAAGGCGAGGCGGTCCGGGTTGACCGACTGCAGGAACTCCACGGCGTGCGCGCCTTGAACGATGTGCACCTCTGCGGGCCCGTCGTAGGTCACGCCGCCGATCAGCTCGACGTACACCTTGGTCGAGCGTCGCCCGTCGCCGGCCTGGATGGTGACACCGCCGTAGGCAACGCGGTTGGACAGGTCGTGGCCATCGACAGTGATGGTGCCTGCACCGACCTGGTCGATCTCGACATGGACGGGGTGTAGCTGGATCTGGGCTGGGGTCGGTGGGCAGTGCGGTCCGTCGCACGCAAGTCCCGCGCACTCAGCAGTGTGGACGTAGGCGTCGACGATGTCGTCTGTGGGCTCAATCGTGTCAGTGGGCATGCCCGTCATCGTGCCAGTGTGGTGCGTGGTTTGCGACAAGGCACGCCTAGCCTGCCCGCCGTGCCTGAAGGGCTGCCAGGCGTGCCGCTGCGGGCCCACGAGCCACCGACGCAGCCGGTGCCATGGTCCCGTTGCCCCTGCGGTCCACGACCTTACGGAACCCAACATCGGCGCCGCTCGCTGCGTCCTTGAGCTGCTGCGCGGTGAACTGCGGGCCCTTGGGGGTGGCGCCGATCAACGACTTGACGTCCGGGCGGGGGATGGTCACGCGTCGACAATTAGGATGAGCTATAGGCACCGAGCGGGCCTCAGCGATAGGCAGGATCAGACCGTTGGCCTGGCGGGTGTCGTCGTGGGAGAGCCACCCACAGTTGGGTCCGTCCATGACCTCCATGAACTTCACCCCGTGACCGTCGGCCTGGTTGAACCCGCCCACCTGGTAGGCCTCGGCGGTCTTGGTGCGCACGACCATGTCGGCGTAGGAGGCCAGGCCGTGGCGTGAGCCGTCCTTGTAGACGATCGCAGCCACCGACTGGCCCCGGAGTGCCTTGGCGAGGTCCCGACCCGCCTGGGTGGCTGGCGTGCCGGTGTAGAGGCGGTCTGAGACGTGGTCGCGAGCCAGGGTGCGGATCAGGTCCTTGGTGGTTTGGCGCATGTGCGTAGTCGCCGCCAGAAGGTCAGCGTGGGTGTCCATCGCGAGGTGGGTGATCGCGACCAGGTCAACACCGGTCGAGGCCACCGCCCCGCCCACGGTCAGCGCGGTGGCGTGCGAACCCAGCAGGTACGCGTCACGCACCCCGTTCAGGACGTGGCGGGCCGCGATCTCATCGGCGGAGTCCGCCAGGGCCCCGATGTGCGCCTGGAGCTCCAAGAGCCGGCGTCTGCGCGCTGCTGAGCCCATCGCGGGCCAGTCGGCCTCCAGCTGGTCGACCTGCGCGGCGACCTTGGCCCAGACGGCTTCCAGGTCGCGGCGCAGAATCACAGTCAGGGCTTCGATGGAGTTGGCGATCGCCGTGGCGGCCCCGGGGTGGTCAGCCACGGGCGGTGACCCGGCGCAGATGCGTAGAGGTCGAGGTTCCCCCGGTCACATTAGCGGTCTCGTCCTGCTCGAGGCGGAGGATCTGCGCGTCCAACGCGACCAGGTCCGTCTTGGAGCTCGACACCGACAGGACCCCAGTCAGGGTGAACGACGACGCCTCCGACCCGCCGGCACCGGACGCGCGACGGCGCTTCAGCACCCGGAGCGCGACCAGACGCCACCGGTCAGCCAGTGCGGCGCCGTACAGCTGCAGCGTGGTGTCCGTGGGTGGAGTGCCGTCGCCGATCTCGTCACGGATCAGGTCAAGGTCGGTCGAGGTGAGCGCCATTATTCGTGTCCTCCGTCGCGGCCGGAACTTGCTGATATGTGGTGACGGCCCCGCGCCCACGACTCGTGGTCAGCGGGTACGGGGCCGCGTCAAGCAGCGAACACGTGTGGGGTCAGGCCTTGGCCTGGCCACGCGTCCGCTTTGCAGGTGCCGGCTTGGGCTGCTCGAGCTCGCCCGTGCCGTCGTCCGCTGGCTTCGGCCCAACTTCAGGCTCGGAGTCGTCCGAGGCGCCAGTGTCGCCGGATTCGTCGACGGCACCGCCCTCGACGGTGAAGTCGTCCTGCAGGTCTTCGAGGGCGAGCAGGTGCGCGCCCACCTCGGAACCCTCAGGAACCTTTTCACCAGCGAACAGGACGACCGGACCGTCCGGCCCACCTACGTGCAGGTGGACCGAACCTTCCAGGTCATCCCGGATGCGTGCCACGATCAGAGCACCGTCGCCGAAAGCAGGCCGGCGATGTCGGCCGCGACCGGCATGAACGTCGCGTTCGTCTTCGTCCAGCCCGTGACCGGGTCTGGGCTCTTCCACGCACTGGCGACAAGGCCCGGTGCGTCGTTGAGCACGAAGTCCACAGCCGAGGTGGTGGCGAAGTCCAGGCCCTCAGCGGTCAGGCCCCACTGGGACTCGCCCACGGAGTCGGTGACCAGGATGAACTTGTTCACCGGGATGACCCGAGCGTTGGCGCCGTTGACGTACAGCTGGTGGTCGTACTCGTTCAGCGGCGGCAGGCCGTTGTCGGAGCGGACCTGTGCCAGCTGGGACCGGTTCAGGTTCGGCTGCGCGCCAGCGTTGCCGCCCCAGTACGCGGCGCGGTACTCCGCGTTGCGCAGCAGCCATCCGACGACCGTCGAGGAACAGATCGCCGCGACCGGAGCCTTACCCGAGTCGGTCCTGACGACCTGCACCCACGCCTGCTCATCGGAGAGCGGCACCGCGGTCGCGACAACACTCCACAGGATCGCAGCGGTCACCAGGTGCGTCCCAGGCAGACCGAAGTCAGCCTCGATGGTCAGACCGTTCTCAGCAGCCAGGGTGAATTTGCCGTCGGTGAGGAAGTCACCACGGGCCAGCTCGGCGCGGTTGCGGACCGCACGAACGGAGTTCTCCACGTCGTCGTAGACGGTGGCGACCATCTCGTCCAGGGCGGTGCCGCCATTGTGGGCGGCGTCCAGGGACAGACGCTCCCACTCGGTGAGCATCAGCTTATGGCCCACGGGGGGCAGGAGCACCTCGGTGACGGCGACACTGATCGGGCGGTTGCCGATCGGGGTCTCGGCGTTGTACGCCCGGTACTGGGCGACAACGTTGGTC